TGGTGTAAATGATTATATTTCATTAGATCGTAGTACAACTTATGATTTTACTAATGATGATTCATTTACAATTTCGGGGTGGTTTAATACTACCCAAGCAGATGGCTCCGGCCCATACGTAGGTAAGTGGGGGACTAATACAGCTAGCACGGGTGGGTATCAATTATGGGTAGGTGGCCCAACTGGCGGTAATCGAATAACATTTTCAGTAGCAAATGGAGGCTCAACAGCAGCAACCACTACTGTAATGACTTATACATTTGGAATTTGGAATTTTTTTGTAGGTGTGTATCATGCTAATACTAAATTAGAATGTTACTTAAATAATACTGGATACCAAACTACAAGTTATACATCTGCTATAAACAACCCAGCAGTTAATTTTACAATTGGTAAAGCTGGTTACGGTAGTCAAACGTTTACAGGTAAATCATCATCAGTATTATTATATAATAGAGCACTAACTTCAACAGAAATCTTACACAATTACAACTCAACTAAAGATAGATTTGGGTTATAATAATATAATTATTTACCATATTTATAATAAATTAGTTGGATAGTGGAAAACTAAAAGAATATTATGGCAAACGAATTTATAATTAAAAATGGATTCCATTCAAATGGTAACTCTGAAATAACAGGCTCATTTAATGTTACAGGTTCAATAGTTGCAAGTGGTCCTATAACAGGCTCATTTTTCACAGGAAGTTTTGTAGGAGATGGTGTGGCTTTAACTAACATATCTGGAAGTTCTTTATATGATAATGTTAGAACAGTTGCCTTTGAATTGGGTGTTTCTAGTACTGAAGCAATAACTACAGGTGCTAAAGGAAGAAAAACTATTCCATATTTAGGAACTATTGTAGGGTATAAAATAGTTGCAGACGCCTCTACTTCCACAGTATTAGATATTTGGAAAACAAATGCAGCCATCCCAACAAATTCAAATTCAATTGTAGCTAGTGCTAAACCAACATTATCATCTGCAGAATTGGTATATTCTACTACATTAACAGGATGGACAACTGCGGTTGCACCGGGTGATATATTTATTTTAGAGGTAGAGTCAAATGATAATGCAAAATATATAGCATTAGAATTAGATATATTATTAACTTAATTAAGGTTATTATGAAAAAATTAGAGACAAATCCATCAACAGTTGAAGGTGAAATTATACATAAAGTTGGTGCTCGTATACTTATCTATGATTTAGATTCAAGTAGATGTGAAGTACATTTCAAATTACTTAATGAAGATGGTGGTGCATTTTATGTTGAGACTTGGACACCCCCACTATCAGTTTTAGAAAATTGGGGAACTGACGATACCATAATATTTCAAGCAATAGCAGATTATAAAGGTTTTACATTAAAAGAATAATATTATGCCTACACTTCGACAAAAAACCATACGAGTACCTGTTAATTTTGGTAATGTACCATTTATAAGTAATAATTCACTAACTAGTATTGGTACACCCACAATTTACATACCTGAAAATGGTGATGCTGATGTTACATTCAAAAGTGTAATGTTTTTTTATTCATGGCAAGACACAGCAACCGGTATTGGATCTAGCGGAACTAGAATCCAAACTATAACTACAAGGCTACAACTATTAGATGCTTCAGGACCATCCTCAGTTACTATTAATGCTGGCACCACCACCACAATGATAAATACAAGTGAGAACCAATCTATGACGTTTGGACCTATAGATTATACTTCATACTTTAATACTGATACTGGTTGGGATTCATCTCGAACTTCACAAGTTTGTGATGTAAGAATATTAATGAATACGGATACAGGGATAACTACAGATTGGCAAAAAATATATGGTTGGTTAGATATAACATATGAATACGATGCGGATGCTGGTACAAGTAGAATACAAACTGTATGCATCCCCTATGAATCCTATAATACTTATATGAACCACTTAATAACAATTGAAATGGGAACCCCAGCTCAATTAACAGGAGAAGGTGGAATTTTAAATGGTTATACGGATCCTGTAGTAAGACATCGCTGGATAGAAGTAAAGGGTAATAGTTATATATCAAATGCCGGTTATTATCTTAAATATTCATTTGATGATGGTCCTTTAAATAATTTACCGGCAATGACCGGCAGTTTATCCACCACATTATATGAAACTTATTTGATTGATGCATCTTCTTTAACTATTTCAGAATCCCATACTTTTGAATTACAAGCCAGTAATACGAGCCGCTGGCCCTCTATAATAGTAAATGAATGGCTTACATTTGAATTTACCACAACCGATACTACTAGAGTTTTAAATTATATAGAAGTACCCTTAGAATTTGAAGCAACCTCGTTCACCCCCGATTCAGCTTCTAATAGTTCATTTTCTAGAGAAGTATTAATACCTGAAAAAAATATAACTCAACTAAATTGTGCAGCTGAAGTAAATTTTAATTCAAATCAAGGTCCATACTATTCTAATATAAGATCAGGCACACAAGGAGCATATAAACAATATATAAACAATTCCGCATTAACTGCAGGTGCAATGGCTTTCCAACATAGAATTGATACAGGTTCTTCATCAGGTGGGGGTATATCATTACAATCTGGGTTAAATAATTTATCATTGTTTTTATATCAAACCAGCAACCAATACTCAAATATAAATGGGGTTATAAAATTATTATACTTATCCGATGTATCCACATCAGGTATTGATAACCACACACAAACTGTAAAAAGTATAATTCGCCAACCTGAAATGGTACTCCAAGGTTTCGTATACTCAACACTTGCCAGTAATACGGCATCATTTTACATACCTAATGATGATTATTATATACAATCATCCGGATTACAATGTCATATGCTTACTAACTCCTCCACAATGGGTATAAATATAAAAGCTAGAATATTACCCGGTGAGGGGATTGGTGAAGGTTATAAAAGCATATATAGTGATACTTATTATGCTGATGCTGAATTGTCGTATACTCCTATGTATGTAAGAGCTAGAGATGAGTTTAGAAGGTATCCTGAAGACCCTGACAGTACTAGATTAAATGTAGAAAGCAATCGTGAATTTGTACAAAATAATAGTCAAATTACTAAGGTTCTAAGTTCTAACTTTTCAATCGCTTACCACGGAATAACTCATATAATTTCAGGTAGTATTTCTAATAGTAGTAATAATACTTCAAGTTTACAGCTATTACAGCAAATAGATAATGAATATGTTTTATTAAAAACGGGTAGTGTTGAGGGAGATAAGCAATTTGAATTTACAGCATATGATGATACTACAAATTATATAGTAACAGGTTATGTTACTTCATCTTTAAAGGGTATATCTAAACTAGACATACCAGGAGAGAATTTTGATATAGATTTATCACCCGCAGGTGGGGGTGGTGAATTTTTCTTTTAAATAAGATAAATTATGCATGCAAATAGAAATGTTTTTTATTATTTCTAATCCCTATTATTATATTTATAATAAACAAAAATAACACCCATGGAAAAAAAAGTTTTAACACAAGAAGAGTTACAAGAAGTTAAAGATTTACAAATTGAAAATAGTAATTTAATATCTCAATTTGGTGAGTTAGAAGTTGTAATACAAAATTTATCTTTAAAGAAAGAAGAATTAATAATAAAACTTAAAGAACTTAAAGATAAAGAAGTAAAAATTGGTCAAATTCTTCAAGATAAATATGGAGATGGAAACATTGATATCGAAACAGGAGAGTTTATATCAAAATAATTTTTTAATGAAAAATATAATATTTATAACAAAATAATACCATAAAAACTAAGTAAAATGGCAGAAACTTTAGTATCCCCAGGCGTTTTAGCAAGAGAAAACGATCAGTCTTTTATCACAAGACAACCAACCCAAGCTGGAACAGCTATTCTTGGACCTACTGTAAAAGGTCCTGTTAATATACCTACTCTAGTTACCTCATACAGCGATTATGTAAGTAGATTTGGAGAAACTTTCATCAGTGGTGGAAGTGTTTATTCTCACTTAACTGCATACTCAGCATATAATTACTTCACAGAAGGAGGTACAACTTTATTAGTTACTAGAGTAGTATCAGGTTCTTTCACAGCCGCTTCATCATCAACTATTGCTACAGGTTCTGCAGGTCCTACTTCAGGTTTATCTCCTTTTGTATTAGCTACACTATCTGAAGGTACTATTATGAACAGTACTTCTACTGAAGCTAGTTCAGGTGCTTTAGAAAGTGGTTCTCTTGATAACGTAAGATGGGAAATTCCATTTGTAAATACTTCTTCAGGTCAATTTAATTTAGTTGTTAGAAGAGGAGATGATACTCAAAGAGAAAAATCAGTCATAGAGACATTTAGTAATCTATCATTAGATCCTTTTTCTGAAAACTATATTACTAAAGTAATTGGTGATACTTATAAAACAATTGGAGGAGATGCTACTGATGGTTATTATGTACAAGAAACAGGAAGTTATCCAAACCGATCAAATTATATTAGAGTAGAGGCTGTTAATTTTACTACTCCTCGTTACCTAGATAATTCCGGAAATGCTACAATTGCATTTACAGGTTCTATGCCTGCGGTTGGAAGTGGTTCATTTGGTGGTGCTAGTGGAGCTGTATTTGTAGGAGGTCCTGCAAAATTTAATCAAGATATTACTGCAACTAATGTTCAAGGTATTAGTCCAGATGATTACACCCAATCAATTAGCTTACTTTCAAACCAAGATGATTTTCAATTTAATGTAATCACAATGCCTGGTTTAAACCAAAGTCAACATTCAACTGAAGTAGCCAAATTGATTAATATGTGTCAAGAAAGAGGTGATGCTATTGCTGTAGTTGATTTAGCTCCTATCAATTCAACACTTTTAACTTACACAGGAGAAGCAGCTGAATTAAATTCAAGCTATGCAGCTTCTTATGCTCCATGGTTAAGAGTATCAGACCCAGGAACAGGTCAGTTGATTTGGGTTCCGGCTTCTACAGTAATTCCAGGTGTTTATGCTTTTAATGATAGAGTAGCTGAGCCTTGGTTTGCACCTGCGGGTTTAAATAGAGGTGGTTTATCTACAGTAATTAAGCCTGAAAGAAAATTTACACAATCAAATCGTGATACACTTTATGTTGGTAAAGTAAATCCAATCGCTTCATTTCCTAATGCTGGAACTGTAGTATTTGGTCAGAAAACTTTACAAACTAAAGCAAGTGCTCTTGATAGGGTAAATGTTAGAAGATTGTTAATTGCTCTTAAAGGATTTATTTCTCAAGTTTCTGATAACTTAGTATTTGAGCAAAATTCAGCAGCAACTAGAAATCAATTTTTAGGAAGTGTTAACCCATACCTAGAAAGTGTTCAACAAAGACAAGGTTTGTATGCCTTTAAAGTAGTAATGGATGATTCCAATAATACACCAGATGTTATAGATAGGAACCAATTAGTAGGTGCTATTTATCTACAACCAACTAAAACAGCTGAATTTATTATCTTGGATTTCAATGTACTGCCTACAGGAGCAACATTCCCATCATAGAAGTAGAGATAGCAGATATTTATACGTAAATAATAAGTAAAAAACAAAAATAAAATACAATGGCAGTACTTGATCCAAACGAAATCTTCTATACAGCTTTCGAACCAAAACAAGCAAATAGATTTATCCTTTATGTAGATGGATTCCCTTCATATATCATTAAAAAAATATCTGGGATCAGCATTGAAAACGGAGAAGTTATCCTTAATCACATTAATGTTTTAAGGAAAGTTAAAGGTAAATCAAAATGGGGTGATGTTTCATTAACTCTGTTTGATCCTATAACACCTTCAGGTGCTCAAGCTGTAATGGAGTGGGTACGACTACACCACGAATCAGTAACAGGTAGAGATGGTTACTCTGATTTTTATAAGAAAGATGTAACTATGAATGTATTAGGTCCTGTTGGTGATGTAGTATCAGAGTGGGTGCTAAAAGGAGCATTTATTAAAACTGCTACATTTCCTGAATTTAACTGGGATACTGAAAATACAGCGGTTAATATTGAAATGACCCTTGGAATTGATTACGCGGTCTTGAATTTCTAAGAAATTTTCTTAAATATTTTTATAAGAGAACTTGGTTTTACCAGGTTCTTTTTGTATCATTGGGGATAATTAAAAATAAAATATGGAAACAGTTTTGTTAGCTTGGGGTTTAGGAATTATTACGGTGTTTACAACATCAATAATTTTAGTAATTTTTTGGTTAGTTAGGATGTATCAAGACCAAAGAGATGAATTGGTTGCTTTAGAAGAAAAAATTTATTTATCAATGGAAGATATAGATA